AATACCAAGAGTGGCGAGGTAATTGTAGGCATGTGATAGCAGAGTTTCGTCCTAACGGTAGTATAACTCTACCTTCCGACAGTATGGTGTGGCGAGATATGCACATCACCTTGTCTAATGCTTTGCATAGAGTGATACCTATAATTACTGAGCGTATGGGTAAGGGTAGGTATCGTATAGGAAACACTGATTTTTTGGATAGAACAACACCTACCAGCCACCAAGGGGATACCATGTATCGCAGTTGGTGGGGCGCATTAAAAGAACATGGCATAGAGTACTTTGAAGGTATGGCATTCGATAGCAACGGTGTATGTATCAACGTGCAACACGCTGTGAGTGGTGAGGTTGACCCAGAGAAACGCAAGGTATGGCTTCGTATGCTTAAGCGTTTCAAACGTGGGTTGAAAGCGAGAGCCAAGGTAGGTGCATTGCAACAACACGCCAAGCGTATCTATGATAGACACGCAGAGATGGAACGCGATGGTCAACACCGTTGGCAGTGGCAGATGCCCAACTGGAACTCAGAGAAGTATTACTCTATGCTCAAAGATAGTATGCAATCTAATGAGTTCACACCAGAGTTTCTTGATGCCTTTGTTGAGTCGGCTACACCCAATACCTATGGTAACACGCTAGCTACAGACGCACACATCTTAGCATATGTTGATACGTTGATGAATGATTTGTCCTATCAACTGCGTAAAGATTTTGGTGTGTTTGTCCAATAGCCTCTGACTGCTGATAGAAAGGTAGTGCAACGATGACAGTTATAGCATGGGATGGCGAGGTACTCGCTACCGATACTCAATGTACTATGGGTAACGCCAAGTACCAGTCACCTAAAGCATGGTATGAATCCATTGGGGGGGAGGTCTGTATTGTGTCTGGTGTAGGCACACTAAAAAATATACACAGACATAAGCAATGGCTCGTTGAAGGGGGGGATAGTCCATTCCCCTACTCTGATATAGAGAACCATTACTATCAACTTATCCTAGTAACTAGAGAAGGACTGCTACGTTACGAGGGTACACCTTACCCCATACATCATGGGGTAAACGCTTGTGCATTTGGTGAGGCATCTGACTTTGCCTATGGTGCATTGGCTATGGATGCTACAGCAATACAAGCTGTTAAGGTAGCCATTCAATACTCTCATCAATGTGGTGGGAGCGTGGAATCATTTTCGTTATTGAAAGGAGACGGACATGAAGAAAAAAACTAAAGCTGAAAAGGTATGGGCGTACCTACTTAAACACCCTACTGCAAAGACTAATAATGTAGCCAAGGCTTGTGGGTGTACTGCTAAGTATGTGTATACCCTACGCAGTAAGGTGGGTACACCGACTGAAGTATTGGTTCAGTCAACACATGCTGACAAAGAACGTACTCGTGTCAAGCTGTTGTCGGAAGCTATCACATTGGTTGACGGCGACAGGGAAGAAGAGCATGGAGACTTTGCAGATAACGCAATGATTATCGCTGAACTGTGGTCTGCCTATAAAGATGTGGACTTCACACCACATGACGTACCTATGATGATGGCTCTGTTGAAGATAGCTAGAGCCAAGAGTAACCCTGCGAATGAAGATAACTATCGTGATGGGTGTGGGTACTTAGCATTAGCGAGTGAAGTATGAACATAATAACAATAGACTTTGAAACCTATTACGCTAGGGATTTCTCGTTGTCCAAGATGACAACGGAAGCCTATGTTCGTAGCGATAGGTTTGAGGTTATCGGGGTTGCTGTCAAGGTAGATGGCAACCCTACCACTTGGTATGCAGGTAGTGATGTAGGTGGGTTCTTGCGAGGGCTTGACTATTCTAACTCTGCCATACTGTGTCACAATACTATGTTCGATGGAGCTATATTGTCATGGCTATATAATATAAAGCCAAAGTTTTGGTTCGACACTATGCTGATGGCTAGACCATTGGTCGGGCAAACCGTGGGCGGCTCGCTAAAAAATCTCGCTATACATTATAATATAGGGGCGAAGGGCGATGAGGTTCTCAACACGCTCGGCAAACGCAAGTCGGACTTCACACCACAAGAGCTTGACAGGTTCGGGGATTACGCAATCAATGACGTTGACCTTACATACAAATTGTTTACCAAACTCAAGTCGCAGTTTCCTGTTCGGGAACTGATGGTGATTGACCAGACTATCCGTATGTACACACAGCCTGTGATTGAACTGGATAAAAGTACTCTTACTTCCCACCTGGAAACAGTACAGACAAACAAAGCACAACTTCTTGACAGTATAAACTCAGCAGGTGTTGACCCAGACAAACTGAAGAAACTACTGATGAGTAATGAGAGGTTCGCCAAGTTACTCAAGGCTGTTGGTGTTGAACCGCCAAGGAAGATAAGTCCTACCACTGGTAAAGAGACATGGGCGTTTGCCAAGACAGACGCAGGGTTCATTGACTTACTAGAAGGTGGCTCATCTAAAGTACAAGCCATATGTAATGCAAGGTTGGGTACTAAATCCACCATCGAGGAGACTAGGACAGAGAATCTAATCAAGGTTGCCGACAGGGGCAAGCTACCTATCATGCTTAATTACTATGGCGCACACACTGGTAGGTTTAGCGGTGGTGACAAGCTGAACCTACAGAACCTACCAAGGAATGGTACTATACGCTCTGCTCTAACTGCCCCTGAAGGACATAAGCTAATTGCTTGTGACTCATCACAGATAGAGGCAAGGGTACTAGCTCATGTTGCAGGGCAAGATGATTTGGTTGAAGCTTTTAGGCAGGGGCGTGATGTGTACAGCGAGTTCGCATCCACTGTATATGGCAAGACTATAACTAAAGACGACAAGCTAGAGAGGTTTGTTGGTAAGACTTGCATACTAGGACTAGGCTACGGCATGGGTGCTGAGAAATTTCGTAACACCCTAGCCCAAGGCATGGGTGGTTTGAAGGTAGAGATATCAGAGAGCGAAGCTAAACGTATTGTCTATCTATATAGAGACAAGAACCACCGCATTACTGCACTGTGGCAACGATGCCAAGCGGCACTGTCTGACATGATAGCAGGACGTAGTGGTGTTATATCTAGCTATGTATCATATGATAAGCAGGGCATCTTACTACCTAGCAAACTGCGTATACAATACCCTGCCTTAAATAATACTGACAATCAGTTTAGATATATCTCTGACTCTCGTACCTATCGCAAGGTTATGAAAGCCAGAGTCATAGGGGAGGATATACCCCACAACAACTGGACTTATATATACGGAGGGAAGGTCGTAGAGAATATTGTCCAAGCACTGGCACGAATTGTAGTGGCAGAACAAATGGTAGCCGTGGGTCAATCATATCCAGTTACGTTTCAAGTACACGATGAGCTAATCATCTGTGTCCCCTGTAAGGATGTGAATGAAGCACAACAACTTGTTGAGAGAAGAATGTCAACCGCACCCTCGTGGGCTAAAGACTTGCCAGTGGCTTGTGAGTCTGGGATTGGTGCTAATTATGGAGAAGCGAAATGACAAAACTGACAGATATAAAAGCAGTTGTTAATGATAGAAGTAAGAAAGAATTGCTTGAAGGACTCAAAGAAGTTATCGAAGAGATTAAAGAAGCTGACACAGCAGAGAGTATGCTAGTCATGATTAAGTTGAATGGTAACTATGTAAGGTTCTCATCACAGCTTAATGATACAATGGCTCTCATTGCACAGCTAGAGCTACTCAAGTTTGATATTATGAAACGCATGAAGCAGGAGGACTAGCATGGGTAAAGTTAAAGCGTTGTTGATGGAGGCAGAGGAGACACTCGATTGGTGTCTTACTGAGAAGGGTATGACTAACGCCCAAGCCTTACATTATATAAATGATAAGCATGGTGGCATGGCTATGAACCATTGCGAGTGGAAGCTAAAACATTTTATAGAGAGTGATAGAGGTATCCCTACTAGGGAGCAAATTAAAGACAACTTACGAGTGCCAGAGATAACTGAGAAGTATGATAATCTTGGTAGGGTAGTGCGAAAGAAAAATTATAGTAACTTGACCAAGCGTTGACAGTAGGGTAAGGTTACAGCATGACACAAGTAAGCCATTCATATTCATCGTTAAAGATGTACGAGAACTGTCCGAAGCGTTACTACCACCAGAGGATTACTAAGGAAGTATCTGACAGTGGTAGTGAAGCTACTAGATACGGAGAGCGTGTGCATAAGGCCTTAGAAGATAGGCTCACTGGCGACAGCAAGTTGACAGATGAGACTGTAAAGTACGAAGCCCTGTGCAATAGTATATCTAAGATGAAAGAACACCCAGAGTTTAGTGAATTGCTACTGGAAGAAAAGCTAACTGTAACTGAACACTACACACCAACAGGTTGGTGGTCTGATGATGCTTGGTTGAGATCCATACTGGACGTATTGGTTTTGTTCAAAGACAGAGCCATTGTCATGGATTGGAAAACAGGCAAGCGTAGACCAGACTTTACACAGTTGGAGATGTTCGCATTGCAAGTGTTCTCGCATTTCCCACACATAAACAGGGTGACTACATCCTTTGTGTGGTTGAAAGACATGAAGCAAGACAGGCGTTCTTTCTGTAGAGATTTATCTGGCGAGATGCAAGGTCATCTCAATGGTAGGGTAGCTAGAATAAACCAGTCACTAGCTAATGATGATTTCCCTGCCAAGCCTAGTGGACTATGCCGATGGTGTCCTTGTTATGAGTGGTGTGAATATGCCTCTTGACACTGTTGTAAGGTTATGCTATGGCTACTACCCCAGAAGGTCGTGTAAAGAATAGACTAAAAGCTATGCTGAAGAAGCTCAACGTGTGGTACTACATGCCACAAGCAGGGCCATTCGGTAGAGCAGGTATACCTGACTTAATACTTATCGTGGAGGGTAGGTTTGTTGGGGTAGAGTGTAAGGCTGACAGAAGAAAGAAGCCGACACCGTTGCAGGTAACAGCTATGCAACAGATAGAAGACGCAGGGGGAAAGTGTTTCGTTGTATGTGACTACGATACACAAGATGAATTAGAAAGGTGGATAACAGATGCTAGTGATACCGAAGGTTCAAGGCTTAGCACTTAAGCTAAACAATCCGCAGATTGTACTGGACAGCATACCAACTGCCAAGGAGTTGACAGTTCGTGGTAACAACGTGGTTGTACTACCGCATAAACTCACAGAGGTATGGGCATTGCGTAAGTTGGGTATCAATGCGCCATCACCTATCATGCATTACTACGATTGGAAGGGTAAGTTCAAACCTTACGACCACCAACGTAACACGGCTAGCTTCTTAACTATACACAGGAAGAGCCTAGTATTAAATGAGATAGGCACAGGTAAAACACAGTCTGCACTATGGGCGGCTGACTATCTAATGGAGATAGGCGCAGTAAAGAAGTGCCTTATACTATCCCCTCTGTCTACACTGGAGAGGGTGTGGAGTGATGCTATCTTTATGAACTTCATAGATAGACGCGCCACTGTACTATATGGTTCAGCAGAGCGTAGACGTAAGCTACTTAAGATACCGTCTGACTTTTATATAATTAACCATGATGGTTTCCAAGTGGTGATGGATGACCTCAATGATTTCGATCTGGTCATTGTAGATGAAGCGGCTGTGTATAGAACACCATCCACCAACAGGTTCAAGCTCTTTCGTAAGTGGCTTAACAAGAACCCAGATACAAGACTGTGGTTGATGACAGGTACACCTACACCCAATGACCCTACAGATGCGTGGACTCTAGCTAAGATGGTGGACAACCCACATGTAGCTAAGACATACACTGCGTTCAAAGAAACTACCATGATGAAGATAGGGCAATGGAAGTGGTTGCCTAGACCAGAGAGTGTAGAGCTAGTTAAGCATGTACTGCAACCCTCTGTTAGATACACTAGGGATGAGTGCTTTGATTTACCCGATACCGTGTATCAAACAAGACAGATAAAGCTAACCAAAGAACAAGAGCAACATTACAAGAGTATGCTCCGTAGCTTTGTCACAGAGGTACAAGCAGAAGGTAAGATTACTGCTGTTAATGAAGCAGTCAAGATGCAGAAGCTAGTGCAAATAAGTTGTGGTGTGGCATACGGTGACGATGGCCGTAACATAGAGCTTGACGCATCACCCAGAGTAAACGTCCTTAAAGAAATTATTGATGAGGCAGGTGGCAAAGTCATAGTGTTTGTACCATTGACAGGAACTTTACACATGCTCAACAAGGAATTGTCCAAGCACTACACAACAGCAGTAGTGAATGGCGAAGTCTCGGCAAAGAATAGGAATGATATATTCCACAACTTCCAAGAGACAGACGACCCAAGAGTATTGATAGCACACCCTGCTACTATGGCTCATGGGCTTACACTAACTGCGGCTAGTACCGTTGTATGGTACGGCCCAATCAACAGCAACGAACAATACACACAGGCTAACGGTAGAGTGGAGCGTATAGGCAAACGTCATACGTCTAACGTGGTTCATATAGAGGCTACTCAACTTGAGTATAGGATGTATGAAAGGCTTAAGAACAAGCAAGCATTACAAGGTGTGTTGTTAGATTTAATACAAGAGATGGGAGATTGATATGAATATGGATGACGTTGTTAAAGCGTACATCACCCTGCGTAACCAGAAGGACGCGATAGAGGGTGAAGTTAAAGACAAGGTGAAAGCTATCAAGGAGAAGATGGTAAAGCTAGAAGCCTACATAAAGAAGCAGGCTGACGAACAAGGTGTTACATCGTTCAAGACTACTAGTGGTACAGCGTTTGTTACCACTACAGATTTTGCACAGGTAGCAGACTGGGATGCAGTACTAGGATTTATCAAGAAGAACGAAGCATACGATATGTTGGAGAAGCGTGTGAGTAAGAACGCAGTAAGAGGGTACATCGAAGAACATAAAACAGTACCCGATGGTGTGAACTTTGGCACTCGCATAGACATCAATGTTCGTAAGCCAACCGCAAAGGTAGAGTAATGATACCTAGATTATCAACAAAAGGAATGACGTTCTCGTTGCTGTCCGCTGCGGGCGACATCGACACCCTTGCCACAACACGTTTGTCGGTGATTGTTGTAGGTGCTAACCCAGCGCTGTCAAAGAGTTGGTACAAGGGCAGTTATACAAATGACTCTGCCTTACCAGATTGTTATTCCTTGAATGGTTCAACACCAGATAAAGAATGTGCTGATCCCCAATCGGATTTATGTGCAGTGTGTCCTCAGAACGCATGGGGTTCACGCACTACACCAACAGGCCAGCGTGTGAAAGCATGTGCTGACCAGAAAAGACTCGCAGTGGTATTAGACGATGACCCTAAGGGTACAGTCTATCTATTGCAAGTAACCCCTACATCACTGAAGAACTTAAACAGTTATCAGAAGGTACTACAGAGTAAGTCTATCTCACCAGAGATTGCAAAGACTAGGGTTAGCCTAGACCAAACTCTTGCCTACCCAAAGTTAGTATTTGAGTTTGGAGGTTTTGTAGATGAGTCCATACAAGATTACATTGATAGTCTGTGTGGCTCAGAAGAAGTTAAGATTGTAACAGGCGAGTTGTCTGCCTCTGAACGACAGCCAAAGTTTAGTGAATATGGTTTCACTAATGAAGAAGGTTTTACAGAAGGAGTTACCAATGAGTAAAACATTTACAACACCAAAAGGTGTAGCATTCTACCCTTACATTTCATCACCTGATACTAAGTTCGATGAGCAAGGACACTATAAAGTCAATCTGTGTATTCCAAAAGAAGAAGCAGAGCCAATCATCGAACAGATTAAGGGTGAGTTGGTTGCAGGTATTAAGGCATTGAAAGAAGCCAAGCCTAACGCCAAGATTAAACAAGCACCACTGCCGTTTGAAGATGAGTTAGATGATGACGATGAACCTACTGGTAACGTAATCATTAAATTCAAATCAAAAGCCGCCTATAAACCTGCTGTCTTTGACAGTAAGGGTACACCCATGATGAACTCTAACATCTATGCAGGGTCTATACTCAAGGTGAATGGGTCTGTTGCTTTCTACAATTCACCTGCTGTGGGTGCAGGTACTACACTGCGGTTAAGAGCAGTGCAGGTTATTGAATATGTCGAAGGCTCTAGTGGTGCAGGTAAGTTTGGTTTCGGAGAAGAGACTGGGTTTACTATTGAAGATACTGAGGAGGTTGAAGAGACCACACCAGAAGTGGTTGTCGAAGCCAAAGCCTCTACTTCCCAGGCGGCGGCCAAGCCGACACCCAAGCCACAACCTGTTGAGCCAGCCCCTGTTAAGGAAGCAAGTTCTGATGCAGATGACTTAGCTAATGAGATAGCTAATCTATTGGATGAGGTAAACACTGATGACTAAACCCTTGGACTTTACCAAGGTTGAGGCGTTAAGGCGACATATGTTGCTGAGTGTACGAGACATAGCTATGGTTCTAGGTGTGTCTCGTATGACTTACTATGGTTGGCTTAAAGGTAAGCCATTGCGTAAATCTAATGACGTTAAAGTTAGGGAAAAACTAAAGCAGTTATTAGATATTATGAAAGACGGATGGCCTCAACCAGATGTTATAGCTCTTGAGTCTGTATCTCGTAGACAAAGACTCCTTGAGTTATTAAGTAATACAAGCTAAGTTAATAAGGGCAGAGGGGTTCTAACGCTCACCAGATACCTTTCTGCCCCCATATAAAGGACAGTGGAATGGATACGCTAGGATTTTTACAGCGAGTCCTACCGTCTGAAGGCTATTATGTTTCTATAGTTGTCAACCCTGATGGGAGAAAACAGGGATTTTTTCAGACGATAGAAGAACTTGCTACTGCATGTAAGCGGTTAGATAAAGCAGGTAACAATACTTACTTTGCCATATCATCTTTCATAGATAAGAGTAACCGCAAACAAGAGAACGTAAACAAAACTAAGGTCATCGCTATTGACGTTGACTGTGGTGATGGCAAACCCTTTGTCGATTGGCGAGAGGGATTAAAAGCATTACAAGATTACATCGTTAGGATGAAGCTACCCAAGCCTATGGTAATAGGAAGTGGCAACGGACTGCATGTGTATTGGGTGCTTACCAAAGAGCTAGAGCCTGACGATTGGAAACGTATTGCCAGTGGTATCAAGGCTTCCGCATTAGATAAAGGTTTCAAAGCAGACGCAGGGTTGATAGCTAATAGCTCCCTTGTGTTACGTCCTATAGGTACGCACAACCCCAAGAACGGTAAAGAAGTTAAGCTACTCATAGATGCTGAACCTGTTGACCCAGAGGTCATCGAAGCGAGGGTTGCTAACTACGTCACTGCAGGGCCCGTGCAGCCAAGACATACATCTGACAACTCGTTGTTAAGTAGTCTAGCAGCTAACGTAGAGTTCCCCCCATCAATTAGTTCTTCTATCTACAACAAATGCCAGCAAGTTAAATACGCTGTAGACAACCAAGACTCAGTAGCTGAACCAGTATGGTATAACGCTATAGGT